TTACATAAATACCATATGCGAAAAGTAATCCCATTTTCAAACGATGAAGTCTATTGGTAAAATATAAATATCCGCAGATACTAGCGCCAGCCAAAGATGCGAGCAATACTATCCATTGAAGTGGATTAAAAAATAGGAATAATCCAAGATTCATGGTATTATTCCTCCAAATAAATTGTATCGCCCACCTTTAGTTTGCCGTTCCAAATATCCGGAGTGGTTGAGTAACCTATCTTCTTTGATACTTCATATACTATTCTTTTTGGACTAACTAAAACAACAGTATATGCCTTCTTTTTCGGTTCAGGTTTGGGGTATTCAAATTCTTCCTCCGTAACCTGCTCCACATCTTTCATTTCTTCTTCAGTGGTTTTTTTTGACATATTTATATTCCTTATAATAGGGGGATATTTCTATCCCCCTATTAAATATTTAGTTACAAGTCACAGTAGCAGAGTCTTCAATCGTAGTCTTTGCTGTAACATGAACATGCAGTAGAGAACTACCACCAGAAGCAACCCAAGTAACTACACCAGTATTTGTACCGATAGTAGCCTTAGCGGTTGTGTCCGAAGAGAATGTCAGATCGGCAACGGGGGGTAAGAATGGAGCAGTACCAGGGGCTAATGCATAAACAGCCAACGTATGAGGAGAACCAGCGGCAGTAAGAGCAAAATCTCCACCCGAAATAGCCAGAGCATATACATTATCATACCAATGGATAGAACTCAAAACTTCGGTAACTTGGCAATACAGCGGAACGTCCGAGCAAGCGCCCGTCATAAGAGAAGTACTTGACAGAGCATTACCAGCAACCGGGGTGGTAGAAACACCAGCCGCAGTCATACTGATGGCAAAAGCACCATCCAACTGGAATGCTGGGAAGTTGAACTGTACCTTACCGATAACACTCGTGCTCGATGCACTACCGGTGATCAATTGGGCTTCCAGAATCAAAATACCCGTGCTAGGAATAATATTCGCCGGAATCTGCAAATATGTAGCAGCAGAATTCAGAGCATAATACCGAACACAAACATTACCGGTATAAGTGCTATTCACAGCCAGAGTAAATGCCTTGGTTGAGAAAGTTACTTTTTCATTAGTCGTGGTGATTTTTGTACCAGAACTATCAGTATCGGGCAACTGCACCCAACCAAATAAACCACCCTGATTGGTCAGAGGAGTACCGAGAACAGAACCAGCACCATTCGTTACAGCAACGGTTTCCTCAGTATAGACATTTGTACTCGTCTGCACCGATTGACCAACTGTGGCCGCAATCATGTTCAAGTTCCATTGGGTATCCGTCACCTTTACTTCCATGGCACTTGTATGGTAGTAGGTAGTCAAAAGTTGATTACCCTTGCCGCCTCTGATGTCTGTTTTAGCAACAGTGGTTGTTACACTATTGTCAAGGTCTGTTTTTCCTTGAAATACGAGATTTCCGGAGCCATCATAAAAATAGGCATCCGCAACACCTGCAACAAATTTATTCATATATTCTTTGAACCTCCTTTTTAATTTTAAACATTATGTCTTGGTGGCAATTTTATTATTTATTTCATCAAAGCCCAATAAGACATCATCGTTTTTATTTTCTTTCTCAAGATCACTCATCCAGTGTCGTAAAATTTTCTTATCCTTGAATTCCACCATTCCAGACATTGCCGCACCCATGTATATCTCATAATGCAACTTTGCGTCCACACGTTGCAATAACTTGATAAACTTACGCAATGGCAAATCATAGACTTCATTGAGACTCATGCTGGTCGAAGCAACCAAACAAAGAATAGTATCTTCGAATGATGCGGGCTTATTGCCACTATCTCTTGCCTTCATCATCCTTGCTTCATCCATCTTGTCTCGGATTTCTTTTTGAATGGTTTCATCCGGACGATCTATTAAGTTTTGATTACAGATTATATTTTGAATTTCTTCGAAATCCGAGGAATTAAATATTTCTTTATCGGATAATTTTATACCATGCTTATCCGATACTGGATTGCCATCTGTATCTAAAACTTTTTTGCCTATTTCGAACACTGGCTTATTCATATCGTCAAAATAATAATTTACCCCCATATCATCATCTTTGATACATAATTTCAGTAAATAGTCTAATAATAGCAAATAGTCTACTTCTTTATTCTCTATGTGTAGATGATATAAATATTCCAAGTATGACATTTTTAATATCTTGATGTCTGGAATACTTTTTTTCTCTAAAGTCAAACAAGAGATAGACCGATAAAAAGTGTCATGATCTCTTACTTTGACCGGAAATAGTTTTATGTTTTTGTAAGGGACAGGCTCATCAAGTGTGAATAGTCTGTCATAATTTGGCATTTATCTACACTCCTGTTCCTTGAATTCCTACAGCAGATTTGGTGCTCATCAATATATATTTACCCTTGTAGGGAGTTACACCTTTTGAAGTCATCTTTTGCACCAATCCACCCATCCGATTATCGAACTCCAATCGACCCACTTCTCCAAGGTTAAAACCGTTGAATTCGTAGATTAGTTGTTGAATGATGGTATCAATGCGGGTGGTATAGTTGCTAAGATGATTTATCTTATAGTGGCTGTATACTTCGAATGCCATGGTGACTACACCAATAGTTCTATTCAAAGGATCAATGTCCATGGGATAAATACACAGAACCGTTGATTCGGCTGTCCATGCATCAGATTGACCAGAATCCATGAAGATATGATATTCCTCCATTTTTTCTTGGCCTTGAAAAATGAGTCCTGATTTTTCTATGGCGCTTAGATTAGATTTATTCCAGGCATCCGGATCATTATAGTAAAGCAATTTGAAGATAGTTTCGTTATCCGATAAAAGTTTTTTGATGCAAGTATATGCCAATAATGGCAAACCTTTGTATTGATTATAGGCTGTATTTCCGATATTATCAAATTCGCTCATTAGTAAGCCCCCTTAAGCAGAATTGTTATTAACTGCGTTACAGTCGGATGAGTTACCGAAATAGCCTTGATAACCAATGGTTTACCGATGGACATGGCAATATTTTCTACGTTGAAACGAGTACCATCAAGTACCGTAAAGTCATAACTTGAAGTTGGAGCAGCATTGGTAGTATCTACTGTAAAGGTAAAGGTATCAGTATCGAGTATTCCATTCGTGTATAGATTGGCGGTATAGGTTTGATTGGCTCCTAATAGAATATTATTCGTAGTTGGAGATATCCGAATAGAATAAGTATTGGAAGGAGCACTTGATGCAATAGTAATAACCGTGTCTGCGTAAACAGAGGTATTATTAGCGAGAGCACATCGAATAGTTGCGGTTCCCGTAGCAATCAGAGTCACTACACCTGTGGTAGCATTGACAGTTGCTTTAGTTGGAGTATCACTTGTCCAGGTTACTGTTCTAGTTACTACTTCACCATTTAGTTTAACTGTTGGGACGAGGGTAATCGTATTTGTAGCGATACCAGAGAACGAGGATGGATTTATGGTAATGGCATAGGTATATTTATTAGCATTAGCAATACCATTGACAAGATCATCATTATCTAAATCTTTTTCGGTAGCTTCCATAACTAACGTAAGAAGACCATAGGATTCATTATCCGTGGTATTAATGTTTGAATAGTTATTTAATCCTCCTCCCGTAATTCTATATGCTACAAAATTATTTTGATTACCGAATAGGAATCGCTGATTGGCTTGAATCTTTGAAGTTTCAGAATTTAATTGTAAAAATACCTTAATCATTCCCTTAAGTACAGTTAATCCGGAACTAGAAGAAGCATCCATTGCTCTTGCAATTTCGTAGTCAATACAGCAAACCCACTCTTGTATTCCGCCATCATCGTCTAACCACTTAAGTACATTGTTGCAACGACGAACTGTGCAAACCGATGTTGGACTTTTTATGGCTTCAAGATTTACAATTGTCCAATAGTTATCCGAGAAATAAAAAATATTCCCCATATTTAGTTCATGATAACCATTAAAAGATAACTTCTTGAAATCATCACCTTTAGTTTGTCCAAGCATTGAACTAACAGTATGGTTTATTCTAACATCGACATTTTTATCACACACGCCTGTTCCACGAGTTGTTTCTTCCTGAACAGTGTACCAGTCATAACCTTCGTAAAAACCATCATTAATTCCTGCTATGATATCTTGGTTAATTGTAACTGTTGGACTCGGATACATAACCGATAGAATTGGTAAATATTTGTATGCCACTATTCACCTCCTCTATGTCATTAATGTTGAGAATCCGTTAGTTATTGCCTGTTGCCAATCAAAATATTTATAACCATATTTTGTCATGTCTTGATCCAATCGTTCTATTACTTCAATCAAATATGCTTTTTTAGTTGCTAACGATTGTGCTTCGCTGTAGGTTTTGAAATCAGTTTGGATTTTATTCCGCATTTGTAGAATGTCCGAAACCTCTTTTTCCAACCAGTATCTAACCATATGTTTTGCCAGCATATTGATATTTTCTGGAGTCATGACAAAATTGAATGTTTTAGTTGTTTCATTTCTGTCAGACAGGTCTTGGGTACAAATATCTTGAAAGTCCACAATCCCATCCATCATCCAGCCATATAGCAAAGTATCAAGGTCACTGGTTGAATTGGCAACATCTGATTGATAAAGAGCGATTAAGCGATAATCATTTTCCTTAAGCATAAAGGCGTCATTTATATCTTCATACGTGGTAGCCATATTGTTGTGGCGTTATCCTCTTAAACGTAAAGAGAAGGAAGCCACGTTGTCCTCCTTTCGGTTGATTGTGTTACTAAATTGTTTGGGGATTAGTTAGGTGGGAATGATATTTAGAGGAAGATTAAGATTATGATCAATCACATATTCATTATATGCTCTTGCAGCAGCATCCTCTGACTTAAAAGATGCTATGAATTTTTGACCTATTTTAAACCTATAATATCCATATTTTTTATTTGAACAAAATACGCCATGATATTTAGAAGATTTATAAGGTAATATTGTTCCATATCTAGGATTATTTTCTCCAGAAACGGCCATACTTTTTCTCTTTCTTGTTTCGTCAGAATCTTTTTTGCCAGTGTGAGCAATACTCTGTTTTTTTAATGTTTCTTCTGATGGATGAGTTCCCCACATTGGACTATTTTCCCCACTTAAATCGGCATGGTTTTTGCTTATTAATGCCCTTGTCTCATCAGATGGATGTTCTCCAAAATGAGGATTATTTTCCCCGCTTACATTGGCGTGATTTTTGCTTATTAAATATCTTGATTCGTCCGAATGATGCTGCCCGAAAAAATGATTTTTATCCCCAGATGTAGATCGCCTTATCTGGTCTTTGGTTTCATCAGAATGACGTCTTCCCCTCATCGGGGTGTCTCCGCCCCAAGAAATATTATATCCTCCTTCGGAAACATGAGAATGTAATTCTTTTATATAATATCTTTCCCAATAATCTAATTCATCAATGTCGCAATATTTTATGATGTATCTTATAAAAGAATCTTTTCCATATTTTTTTATTGCTCCCAAAAGAGCATGACATCCTGTATGGTAATGCCACATTCTTTCTTCGACATCTTCTCCTAGTCCCACATATTTATGTCCATTAAAAATATTTTCAATTACATAAATTCCACTTATCATTTTATCTCCCTTTCCTATATTTCTCCCGAATAAAATTTTGATGGAAAGAATAGTTGGGAGAACTGTATTCCTGTCCGATAGTTGTACGGACTATCGTAATCCATCATTTTAGTTTACCATATTATCATTATTTTGTCAAGGGGTAATAATTTATGCCTCTGGTTTCTTAGTATAAAACTGTTCGTCCTTAATTCTTGCCATAATATCTATTCCAGAAATCTTGGAAATATTACTAACCATATTCATATCAACTTCTGTCCCACTCATTAATTTATGAACAATAAGATCAATGATGGTAGCCTGTTGCGTCTTATTGGCGCTTTTATATAGAATGGCGGTATCTTCATCAGACATTGATTTTGATAAAATATTATCAATTACCTCTTTTGTAAGAAGTTTATCGTATACTTCATCAAGACCGTGTTTGCGAATTACGCGTTTATCGGCTATATAATAATTTCCTCTTTCCAGAAAACCTGGTGAAGTATCCATAATGTCAACAAGGGTAGAATATAAAATTCTTTTTTGTTGACCAAATGATTCAAAACTAACAGTTTTTCCTTTACCACCAGGAAGAGTGGATAAATTTAATTGACCAGGAGTAAGACTAATAACTTTAATATATTTTTGAGGACTAATTTCAATTTCATCTTCATCATAATCATCGTCAACAATGCTTTGTTCCATTATTTTGGCTTTTTCCTTTTCAACTTTTATATCCTTTACTGGCTTGGCTACTACCTCCAATGATTCTTTTTCATCTAAAACGGTAGGAGCAACTTTTTTTGGTGACATTAAATTATTATCCTTTCTACACAATATAGTTTAAGGGGTAGAAATATCTACCCCTTTTTAATAAATTTAGATTAGGAAACCGTGATGAGGCCACCCAAAGCGTTGGTCGCCACAATGGTTTTCCAATTCTTAATAAACGTAGCGGTTTGGCTCAAATCAGAATTATCAAATGGGGCCGTAATATTGGAGAGGGTTGACCCTTCAATACAAACCTTGAGTAATTTGTTGACCGAAGGAGAAAGAACATAGACGTTTGAATCGTTCAACAGAACGGAGAACGGAGTGCTCCAATCAGCGAACTGATCCAACACAAATGTATCGAACCCACTAGCAACTCTTGTGTATCCAACCTTGAAATAATCGCTTTCCAGATCATAACGATAATTGCCATCGTCAGGAAGAATATAGCGAAGAGCACGAGCAGTACCAGCAAGAACGGGTTTAGCTCCACCATTCCAAGCTTGTACGCGCTGGGCCAAAGAAATCATAGAATCTTGTGTATACCCAACGACTTTCATATACGAATATGTTGCAGCACCAACCACAGACAGATTGCCCATGGCAGTAGCAAATACGTTGTACGCATCCGCGGCCATCGATGCTTCAATCGACATAATTGCCTTGGAAGTTAATTCCGCTAAAGAATCAATTCCCGCTAATACGCGATAAAGGTCAACACCAACAGTGATCTGATGAGGTTCAGGAACAGCGGTCACAGTAGTAGCAAACTGGCGATGTACCTCTGTGCTTTTCTGCGAGTGGCCTGACTTGGAGACTACGAACAAATCTCTGGCCTTAATGTCAAATTTAAAACTCTGGCCGTAAGAACCATTAATCACGTCGCTGTACAAACCAATGCTATCAATGAGAGAATCCGGAAGAACCATGTCCACCAATGCGGAAATAATGGCCCCGGCAGCCCATTTTACATTGGGATGCATAGCCCATTGGCGCAAATCAATGGCGGGATCATAATGAACCTGCGAAATGCGTTCAACTTCCGCCAAGAGAACTTTGTTCATAACGTCTTCGCGCTGAGAGAAACTGATAATATTGCCTTTAGAATCCACGCGAGGATATTCACGTTTAACTTTGGCGTCACTCACTTCTTGCCAATGTCTGTAATATTCAACAAACATTGTATAAGGATTTGTATCTTTTGCGAAAGAAAGGATGGTACTCGGAACTTTAATAGTCATAATATTTATTTTCCTCCTTCTAAATTTAACTCAAAATAATTTTCAAAATAAATGCGGTTAAACATTAAGCAATGGCCGAAACGGTAAACTTATAGGCAACAACCTGTTGGGTGTCACTAATGGTTCCGGTAGGAATGCTATTATAAACAGTAGCCAAATATTTCAGGGTTAAACCAGAAACAGCCGAACCAGACCAAGTAAGTTTATAAGTACCGGAAGTTACAACCGCATAGGCGGAAGCAGCACCAGAACCAGCTCCAAGAGCATCAGCGGAAAGCGTAATTACATCCCCAAGCTGGGGTTTAAAGCAGTCCACCATTTTCCCGGCAACTTTATAAAAATTTCGAATGTCTGAATCCAGACCAAGAAATTCATTGCTTCCAGAAACAGTTGAAACAAGGCCAGCACTCTTAGCCATCCAAATATTAGTCAGAGTTCCACCCGATTTTGTAGCAACCCAAACTTCACTCTCTCCGCTTGTAGCAGAACGAGTAAGCAATTCAAAAACAAAACCATTGTCAATATCGTCGGCTGACACACAAACTCTGTTAAGAGCATCTACATCAGTAGCACGAATTTTATTAGCAACAATTACACCGTGACTCATTATATTTTTCCTCCTTTAAATTTTTTTACGCAATAGCAGTAACTTGAAATTCATATGCTGTAACGGATTGGGTATCTCCAATTGTTCCTGCTGGTTTGGTAATATTTTTGGTAGCCAAATAAGCAAGACTTAATCCGGAAACAGGAGATGCCGCCCAGTTCAGTTTATAATCACTCGCCGTAGCAACAATATATCCGTTGGAAGACTTGGAACCAGTAATTGCATCATCTGTAAGAGTGACCAAATCTCCGGTTTCAAGTCTTACAAAATCAATAAATTCTCCAGCAATACTGTAAAAATGTTGAACATCCTCGTCAACACCCTTGAAAGTATTACTTCCAGAAACGATTTCAACTACGGCAGGACTTTTAGCCATCCAAAGGTTTTGTAAACCGGTAGTTGCGGATGGAATAGTAGCAGTCCAAACTTCCTTCTGCCCAGCAGTTGAAGATTGGGTTAGCAGTTGGGCAACCCAACCATTATCAAAGTCTACCGATGCAACTCCGGCCCGATTAAGGGCGTCTATATCGGTGGCTTGAATTCTATCTGCACGCATAATAGCATGTGTCATATCATATCCTCCTTAAGCATCCCAGCGAGTATCAACGCCGCTTTTAGGATTGGGAACATCCCACGCTAGAGCATACTTTACAACGCTGTCAACGGGTTTCTTACCTTTAGTTTTGGTAAACGCAAGTGCCTTAACTTTATTTTCCCAACCAGAAATAGTTTCAAGCGAGAAATTTACAGAATCTTCACGACAAGTCTGAACTTCATCTTTGGAAAGATATTGTGAAATATCTTCGTCCTTCAATAGACTTTCAACAGCCATTGAGAATTTCTGTTTCTCAATTTCGGCAAATTTCTTCTCAAGTTCCTCTGCTTTAGCCATATAAGCATTTTTATCCTCTTCGGATTTGTCAAATTTATCGCTCATCTTGCACATAGCAGCATAGCACGCCTTGACCACCATACCGAAATCGACATCGTCCTCTTTGTCAGCTTCCGCAGCGA